TTCTTCTCGGCGTCGATGTCACTGTTACCTACGGAGCATAGGCAATGGCAAAACTCGTTTTTTCCGGACCAACCCGCGAAGCCGACGCGGAGGCCGCGCGGGCGGCCGCCGTCCTTGCCGGCCACGCAGCCCATGTGCATGTGATCCCGGCAGAGAAAGTCATCCGCGTCTATACCGGCGCCGATGTCGTCACCTTCGACCCGCGCCCGACGGTGACAAAATGGCAGTTTGTCCAGGCCTGCGTCGATGCTGGCATCACCGAGGCTCAACTGGATGCCGCCGTGGCGTTACTGACAAACAAACGGCAACGATTCTGGCGGCTTGGTCCGCCAATCGACCGGGACAACCCGTTTTCGTCAAACCTGCGGACAAACCTCGTGCCCGTCCCAACTCCGGCCGCGTGGAACGCTATCTTTTTGGCTGCTGCCGCGCTCGACCCAACCACTGTTTGAGGATCTGAAATGCCCATTACCCGCTATTGGACAGAAGCCGAAGCGCGCGCCGCAGTCATCGCCGACGGCGGCGATCCGTCCTGCAATGTCAGATGGTTTTACAACGAACCATCGTGGGAAGCGCGCACAGGGAGCGACCGCAACTATCCTCCCCAGGTCTACAAGAATAGCCGCACCATCACCGCACAACTCACGCCGACCGAGCGCGCCAACATTTTCGCCGCCGCACTGGACAACCCGGAATCTGCTGCGGGAATCTCCGTGTCAGTCATTCCGGTGCCCGCCGACGTTGAGTTCGACGTCGCGGAGGCCACGCCATTCCTTGAGCAGCTTGTCAACGACGGCTTGCTGACCCCGGCGCGCGCTGTCGAGTTGCTGCAGTAATTCGCATGTCGCTAATCACCATCACGCAGCCAGCGACTGAGCCAGTCGCCGCATCAGACATCAAGGCTGCCGCGCGCATTGACGACACGGCGCTTGACGCTCAGATTGCCATGCTCATACCGGCGTTTCGTCAAGAGGCGGAGCACAAGTTACGCAGGCGGCTGATTACGCAGACTGTTGAATTGGTGGCGGACGCGTTTGACGGAGATTCGATTGACCTGACAATCCCCGATGCGCAAGCGGTGACATCGATCAAATACCTTGACGACACAGGCGCAGAGCAGACGCTTGCGGGGTCTGTCTATCAACTTGACGCCGACAGCACGCCAAGCCGCGTGTTGCTCAAGTATGGGCAGTCCTGGCCGGCGACGCAGGATTTCCCCAATGCCGTGCGTGTGCGATTTACAGCAGGATACGGCGCCGCTGCAAGCGATGTTCCAAGCAACATCAAGCTGTGGATCTTGGCGCACGTATGCCAGGCGCTCGACAACCCTGGGGCGATCGACGCGAACAACGTCAAGACGCTGCCGTATCTCGACCGCTTGCTTGACGCCGAGACGGTGTACGCGTGATTCGAGACCAGTTCCCTGCCGGCCGCGCGCGCGAGCGAATCAAGTTGCAGTCCAAGTCAGTGACCAAAAACGCCATTGGCGAAGAGGTTGTTACATGGACGGATGCGGTAACGGATGCTGCCGATCACTGCCTGTGGGCGGAAGCTTGGCCGCTCAAAGGGCGCGAATTCTTCGCCGCACAATCGACGCAGTATGCGGCCGATGTGCGATTCCGAATTCGCTACCGGGCCGGGCTGACGCGCGAAATGCGAGTGCTGTGGGATGATGAACCGTATGACATCGTGCAAATCATCGATGTCGGAGCGCAGCATCAGACGATTGAAATCCTCGCCGTGAATGGAATCCGAAATGGCCGCTAGTCAAAACGCGGAAGGCATAACGGCAACAGTCGAAGGCATAGAAAAACTCAAGGCGTCGCTGAATGGCCTGCCTGACAAGCTGCGGAAGAAGGTGCTAATGACGGCGCTGCGCAAGGGCGCCGCAGTGGTGCGCAAATCCGCACGGCAAGCGACGCCAACGATCAAAGAGCCAACGCCATACCGCACGGCTGGGCTGTTGCGCAAGCGTCTAATGGTCCGCGTGTCGCGCGTATCGAAGGCGGCAGGTAACGTCGGCGTATTTGTGAACATCAAGCCTGCAGAAGGCGCGCAGTACGTCAAGCACAACCTTCTGGGCGTCAAGTACAAGACTGTTAAGCGCGAGTCACAGCGCGGCGCACGCAGCCCGCAGGACCCGTTCTACTGGAGATTTGTCAACTTCGGAACAAAGAAGCGCAACCACTTGCAGGCCGCAAATTTTCTGCAAGCAGGGGCCAACGCGCTCCCGCAGGCGCTTGAGATATTCGAGCGCGAAATTGGACCGGCAATTCAAAAGTACAACAATCCATGAGCAGCGAGTCTGACCTGTATGCAGCATTGACCGCACGCGCCGGACTGACAGCGCTCGTCGGCACGCGCATTGACCCTGACGCAATCCCCGAGGGGCGCGCGCTTCCGGCAATCGTCTATCAGCGTGCCAGCACAACGCCGGTGACGACCATCGGCGGAGTTGAGGTTGCGGAAGATGTGCGCTTTGCAATCACCGCATGGGCCGAGACACGCACGGCAGCAGATGCAGTGGCGGACCAGATAGCGGCGGCAATCGCCACGGCCGGGAGCCCGACAGCAGACAGGACAACGGGGTATGACCAGGAGTGCGGACTGTATGCATGCACCATCGAATGTGACTGGCTGCACACGTTTTGACCTGATTTTTTAGCACCAAGACGAACCCGCCCGGCGGGTTTTTTCGCCCATTGCCGCCGTCGAGCGGCTATTTTTTGAGGTAATACAATGGCAACGGCTCGCAAATGGAGCAATGTGGCAATCGCTATGCAATCGGCGCTTGGATCGGATATCACCATCACCGCCATCAGCAAAGCGTCTGAGGGCGTTGTGACCGCAACAAACACGCTGGCAAACGGCGATTTTGTCGCCCTGACGATCCAGGGCATGTATCAACTCAACGACCGCGTTGCTCGCGTCAAGTCGGTATCCGGAGCCAACTTCACGCTTGAGGGCGTCGATACCACGCTTTTCGATACGTTCAGCAGCGGCACCGCGAACAAGATTACCTTCGGCACGTCGATTACCACGGCAACCAGCGTCTCCGCATCCGGCGGCGATTTTGACTTCATTGACACCACGACAATTCACACCAACTCCAAGTCGCAAATGCCTGGGCTGCCGAACCCGGCAACGTATAGCTTTGACAACTTGTGGGACATTTCAGACGCCGGTCTGCTTGCCATCAAGCTCGCCAGCGATGCGCAAGCCAAGCGGGCATTCAAATTCACGTTTGGCACCGGCGGGCAGATCATGTGCTTTTACGGCTACGCCGGCGGAAATCTTCTTCCAGGCGGACAGGCGCAAGGAATAGTGTCGACTCCGACCGTCATCACGATGAACGGCTCGCCAACTTACTACGCCTCCTGATGAGCGCGCTTTCGGAAAAAATCCGCAAGGCGCGCGAGATCCGCGTGCCGATTGGCGGGCATACGTTCGTCATTCTGCGTCCGACGACCATGGATATGATCGAGCTGCATGGCCAATCGGCGGCGCGCGCCATCTTGCGCCACATCATCGGGTGGGAGTCTGTCACGACGCTGGACCTATACCCTGGTGGCGATGGAGCTCCGGCGCCTTTTGACGCTGACGCGTGCGCCGAGTGGCTGTCCGATCGCGTTGATCTTCTCGGTCCGATTGCGCAGGCCGCGGTTGATGCTTACGACGCGCACCGCCAGGCCATCGAGGACAACGCAAAAAACTGATTGGCTGGCTTGAGGCGCAGGATTTGCCGGACGCCATCAAGCCAGCCGGCAGGCCAGACGCGGCCGCATCGGTGGCAATCAGCGCGTGGAATCTCTGCGGCGGGATGGACTGGAATGCTATCCCGATCGTCGCAGACATGCTTGGAATACGCGACGTTGAGGGGCTGATTTACCAGATGTCGGCGATCCGCGACCATTTGAAGAAGGGCGAATAGTGGCTATTGCAAAGCTCTCGATTGACCTTGAGGCGCGGCTAACCAAGCTTGAAAGCGACCTCAAGCAGGCCACGTCGCTTGCTGAAAAGTCGGCAAAGCAGATCAAGGGCGCGTTCTCTGGTCTGTCGCTGATGTTCACCGGGCTGGCCGGAGCGCTGTCCGTTGGTGCGCTCAAGGGCGCGTTTGACAAGTACGTCGACGGCGCCGCGTCAATGCAAAAGCTCGCCGTCGTCACCGGCACGACGACGGAAAAAATCAGCGGCCTTGCGGCAATCGCCAAGATGAGCGGCACTGACATCGGCGCGCTAGAGGGTGGCATGGTGCGCCTGTCTGCTGCTCTGACCAAGGCAGACAAGGAATCGTCAAGCGCCGGCAAGGCTTTTGCGACTCTTGAGCTTGACCCTGCAAAGCTGCGCACGATGGACACTGCCGACGCATTGCAGGCGGTGTCCAAAGCATTCGCGCAGATTGAGGACGGATCAAGCAAGACCGCGCTTGCCGTGGCGCTGTTTGGCAAAGCCGGCGCAGAGCTTTTGCCGTACCTCAACGACCTTGCGAATACCGGGCAAATCGTCGCCAAAATTACGACAGAGCAAGGGCAGGCGGCGAAAGAATACCAACTGGCACTGCGCCAGATGGAAGCGGCACAGGGCGCGGTTGCAAAGATCATCGTTGCCGAATTGCTGCCTGCCGCCAGTACGTTTGTCAAAGAGCTTGCCGCGCTGATCCAAAAATCAAACGGCGTGAAAGATGCCGTGTCAGGAATGGCGAAAGACGGATCAATCAAGTCGTGGGCAAATGATGCAGCCATCTCTGCCGGCCGCGTCGTTGATATCTTCCGAATGCTCAAGATTGGCGCCGAGGATGTCGCCATCGGCATGACGATGGTTTCAAAGACGATTCAGGGCATTGGCACGGTTGCGGCCATTGCGCTATCTACATCGTCCATGGACGTCAAAAGGCAGGCATATGAAGCTTACGCGGCCGGAGCAAACAAAGACCTTGAGGACCTTGCAAAAAGAAACGCAGCCAATCGCAAAGCCGGAGAGGGGTCTATGTCCGTGTTTTCGGACAGAATCAAGGCCTCAATAGACGGGCAGGCGACAGACCGATTCTTGAGCGCTAAAGCGGCGATAAACGCCATTGACCGCCCGACGAAACGCAAAATTCAATTCGCCGGAGAAGGCGATGGATCGGCAGCGTCAGGAGGCAAAAGCCGCGCCGAGAAGCAGATCGACGACGGATCGCGCCTCGTTGAATCGCTGCGCGACCAGATCAGGAACACGCAAGCGCTAACCGAAGTCGAGAAGCTCGAATCGCAGATCGCAGACGGCAAATCCA